AGTCAATCTGCTGATGGCCATGGTAAAGTCAGCATCAACCCAGAGGAATGGCCGATGATGCGTAAAGCCATCGACGACGCCATCAAGCAATGCAGGGATCTGAAACCATGACCATCGAAGAAATGAGAACCATTGACGCAGTGAAAACCTACAAAGAGCTGGAGGAAGCCCGTGCCAGGATCGCGGACCTGGAGGCTGCGCTCCGCAGGATCGCCAACCAAGACTATCGCGGCAACCGCTCGACCGAATCTCAGATCGCCTTTGAGGCGTTGAAACCATGATCACCAAACTGCACGAACTGCCGCCCGACCATCACCTGCGGAACACGGCCATACAGCACATCGACGTGAGGATTAAGTGCCGGCACAGTGGGACAACCCGGGACCCGCGAACCTGGCGCATCAAGAACGACACCTACAACAGGCTGTGCGACACCTGGCAGAACAACTTCGACTTTATCCTGCAATGAAAACAGCTCAACAGATCCAACGGGAGGGCACCGGCCCTTACCACCTGACCAAGCGGGACGCCGGTGAGGCCTACCGGGCTGCCCGTAAGATCAAGATCGAGTTCGCTAGCTTCTTTACCAGGAAGCGCGGGAAAGGCTCCAAGTGAGAGACTTCGACGTGGCCAGGACGATGATCGAGTACGGCGGGTCATTCGTTCGCAAGCTGGGTGCCGCGGTGATGGTGGCCGACCCGGAGAACCTGGCCAAGATTAAGAACGCATGGCCCGACTACTGGGCGAAGTACCAGCGCATGGCCCAGCAACTTTCCGAGGTCGAAAAGCAGGCCTCGATTCAACACAACAACAACAACAACATAAAGTAAGACGTATGATTATCAGTGCAACAGGCGGTAAGAAGGACTTCGCGCCGTGCCCGGAGTACACCGGCAAGGCCGTGTGCGTGGACGTGACTCCGTTGAAGGAGTACGAGACCGAGTACGGCGTGAAGCAGAAGTTCAAGTTCGCGTTCGAGATCGAACTGCAGGACGACAGCAGGGACCCGGTGCAGCCCTGGGTGGTGTTCACCAAGCCCATGGTGCCCAGCCTGCATGAGAAGGCGGCGCTGACCAAGTTCCTCAAGGACTGGTTCGGCCGGAAGCTGACCGACCAGGAGAACAAGAGTCTGGATCTGGAGAGCCTCATCGGGCGGCCGGCCAGCCTGGTCATCGGGCACGAGCAGAGCGCGGACGGAAGCAAGACCTACGCGAACATCAAGCTGATCATGGCGCATAAGAGCGGCGAGGCATTGGCACCCAGCGGGCTGTGGGTGCGGCTGCAGGACCGGCCTGCGAAGGATGGAGCCGAGGGCAAGGCAGCGCCGGCAACAGGCGACTCGAGCTTCCGCAAGACCTCGGGCGGTGGACAGCCTCCGGCGGACGATGCGTCCAAGGTCAAGGTCCATGTCGGCAAGCACAAGGGCATCGAGCTCCGGGAGCTGACCGAGGAGAGCATCACGAGCCTGATCGAGCACTGGCTGCCCAAGGCCCGGGCCGAGGTCAAGCAGAGCGCGGACGACAAGCGCCTGATCAACGGCCTGGTGTGGTACCAGGCCAAGTTCAAGGCTGACGAGGAAGCCCAGGTTAAAGTGGAGCAGGACGACCTCCCCTACTGAGCCATGAACCCGACCAAGAAGAAGTACACCAAGGTGGCCCACCTCATCCCCGAGGTCATGCAGATGAGGGCCGAGGGCAAGTCCATCACACAGATCGGCGAGGTCATGGGCCTGACCAAGCAGCGCATCAGCCAGATCTCGCAGGCGGCCAAGATCAAGGCCGAGATCCAGGCGCAGTGGGGCTGGCCCTTCACCACGCGCACCTTCAATATCCTGGACCGGATGGCGGTGAAGGATAAGAGCGAGGCCCTGAGCCTGTATACGTCCGGGCACCTGCATCCCAATGCCGTCACAGGCTTCGGATGGAAGTCCTACTCGGAGATCTGCGAGTGGCTGGCCGTGCCGGTGCTCCTGAAGCGGCCCAAAGAACCCAAGCTGTGCCCGCACTGCGGGAAGCAGATCTGACAACTTTCCCGGCAGCCCGTTGCTGCTGGGGACTCATGGACAAGCGGGGGGTGCGCATCCGCTGACAAACGCACAACTACCAATCCAAACCGTTTTAGCATTATGCCAGCAAACCCACGTATTTACTTCGACATCGAGACAGGACCGCTCCCCATTGCGGAGCTGGTCATCCCACCGTTTGACCCTGCTGCGGTCAAGCTGGGCAACATCAAGAACCCGGACATCATCGCGGAGAAGATCCAGCGGGCCGAGGAGAACCACGTCAGCGACTACATCAAGAACGCAGCACTGGATGCCCTGAGCGGCCAGGTGCTGGCCATCGGATACCGTGTCGAGCATGAGCAGCCCGCGGTGTTCTGCGCCGATACGGATGGCGAGAAGGCCATGCTGCTGCAGTTCTGGTCGCTGCTAGACAGCTTCGAGCGCAAGCCGCAGTTGATCGGATTCAATGTGAAGCCCTTTGACCTGCCGTTCCTGTTCAAGCGGTCCTGGAAGCACCGGATCACCGTGCCCTATTGGATGCGCAATGGCAGGTATTGGACCGACCTGATCGTGGATCTGCGCGAGGTGTGGCAGCTAGGCGACAGCCGGGCGCACGGCAGTCTTGCTGCGATCTCCAGACACCTCGGGCTGGGCGACAAGGCCGGCAACGGGGCGCACTTCCACGAGCTCTTCAAGACCGACCGCGAGGCTGCCATTGCCTACTGCCTGCGCGACGTGGAACTCACGCAGAAGGTCTCGGACATCCTTATCCCGACCTACTGATCCGATGACTACAAGCCCGTCTGTCCATGTGATCGAGGACGACTTCGATCCGACGCCCGAGGACCGTTTCATGGTCTGGGTAAAATCGTTTGGTAACGTCTTCCTCACAGGGCAGGCGGGCACCGGCAAGTCCACGCTCCTGCGGGAGTTCCTGAGCAGGGTGGAAGGAGTCCGGGATGTGGCCATCACAGCCCCGACAGGCATTGCCGCGCTGAACGTGGGCGGGACCACCGTGCACAGATGGTGCGGGATGCAGTTGGGGCCGCAGGATGGCGAGGACTTCCTGCAGGCTGCCGAGCGGCTGGAGGAGCAGCCTTCGATTCATGGAGCCCGCAAGCGGGTGCGGAGCACCGAGGTGCTGGTGGTCGACGAGATCAGCATGATGGCAGGTAGGCACTTGGACTTCTTGAACTACTGGGTGAAGCGGATCAGAGAAGACAGCAGGCCCTTCGGCGGGTTACAGGTTATCTTCCTGGGCGACTTCCTGCAGTTGCCGCCGGTCAGGACCGACCAGAGCAAGGCCTACGACTGGGCGTTCCTGAGTCAGGCTTGGGAGGAGGCCGACTTCAAGACGATCAAACTCGAGAAGGTGCGGAGGCAGAATGACCTGCCGTTCATCGAGATGCTGAGCGGGTTCCGGGTGGGCAGGATGAAGCCGCGGGACAACCAACTGCTGCGGAGTGCGCTCAGGATGAACCCGCCGGAGCACATTACCCGGCTGATGACGCACAACGTGCAGGTGGATAAGTGGAATAATTATCGGCTGAGTTCTATTGATGGCCCGATTGCTGTGTTTGACTCCGAGGTCAGGGGCGTGGATCAGGCGGTGGAGTTCGCCACCAAGAACATGAGCACGCCGCGGGTGCTGCAGTTGAAGCCCGGGGCTGCCGTGATGTTTACCGCGAACGATGCGGAGCAGGGCTTCTACAATGGGCAGGTGGGCCGGGTGGTGGAGTTTCGGGGTGGGGATATCGTGGTCGAGAGCCGCGGTGAGAAGATTTCACTGGGTCGGCGCAAATGGTTCTTTGAGAGTCTGGGGGTGACCGTCCAACAATACCCGCTCCGATTGGCCTACGCGATGACCATACACCGGGCGCAGGGACTGACTCTGGATGCCGCAAGGATTGATATACGGGCGGCCCGGGAGCCTGGGCAGGCCTACGTGGCACTGAGCCGGGTGCGGACACTGGGCGGGATTTACCTGACCGAGTGGCCGAAGGGCTGGTTCATCAGCGAGGAGGCGTTGGCATTTGAGAGGAGGGCGGAATGACATGGATACTTCCAAAGCAGTTACACACCTTGGCCTCTGCGCTGGATACGGAGGCATTGAACTTGGACTCAAACGAGCAATCCCAAGTCTGCGCACAGTCGCTCTTTGTGAGATCGAAGCCTTCGCCATCAGCAATCTGGTTGCGAAAATGGAAGCGGGACTCATGGACCCAGCACCTATCTGGCCGAATCTTAAGACCTTCCCTTGGGGAGCGTTTCGCGACCGAGTGGACATCCTCACTGGCGGATACCCTTGCCAGGGATTTAGCCACGCAGGATTGCGCAAAGGAAAGCAAGACCCGCGGCACCTGTGGCCGTGGATTGCAGATGGCATTCGACTTCTCAGACCCCGGACCTGTTTCTTTGAGAACGTCGAAGGACATATCAGCCTGGGGCTGTCCGACGTCATCGAAGACCTGGCAGGAATGGGTTACAGAACGACGTGGGGCATATTCAGCGCGTCTGAATGCGGAGCGCCGCACCAGCGAAAGCGGGTGTTTATCTTGGCCGTCTCCAGTGGCTTCAGAAGTGCGGCAGGGCTTTCAGGATCGTTCCAGAGGCATGAAGGGCAGTCAGGAGAGTCTGACGACGGTGGTAGTGAAGTCATGGCCAACGCCTGCGGCCAGGGACCACAAGGACACTGGGGAGAACGTGGACATGGAGAAGGTGGCAGCGAAGTCGAAACTGGCGGGAGTAGTTGCAGTGCATGGCCCAGCCGTCCCGGCGAGCAGCAGTACGGATGGGAGCCGCCAAGGGTTGTGGGTGGATTGGCGCACACCGCAAGCCAACGAGGCGGGAGCGAGAGTGGAGACGCTCTACACCAAGGATGGACAGCCAGCGAAGCCGGGACAGAGAGCGTACCGCAAGACACCGGATGGCAGGATGGTACTGCAATCGCAGACGATCAACCAACAGGTGGAGATGGTGCAGAACTGGCAGACAGCCACCGTATCGACCGGAGCGCACCGGCAGAAGGACGGCAGCATGATCGACAAGCTGGACCAGCAGGTGAAGAACTGGGCGACACCGAGGGCCGAGATGGACTCGGGAGCGCACAACGGGAAGCCGGACACGCTGCACAGCCAGATGAAGGTGCAGGCTGTAGGCAGATTAAATGCCCGCTGGGTGGAAACTTTAATGAACCTCCCAGTGGGATGGACTATGCCGAGCTGTGCGTCACCTGTGACAATAGAACGGATGAGCTGCGACTCCTCGGCAACGGAGTCGTTCCAGCCACCGCAGAGCGGGCCTTCCGGGTGCTGATCAAAGAATTACTATGATGACGACGCAAGAGATTGAGGGCTGGCTGGGCACGCCGCTGTTCCTGGTACCGCAGAGCCCGGGGACCAAGATTCCGATGGTCAAGTACACCCAGGAGACCATGGAAAGTACCAAGCGGGACGTGTACCGGGTCATGCTCGAGCATGGGAACGTGGCAGTAAGGCTCGGGGAGTTCTCCGGTGGGCTGTGCGCGATAGACTTCGACGATGAGGGCAGCCTGGAGGCGTTCCTGAGGGTCAACCCGGTGCTGCAGGGGTCGGCAAGGTGGAAGGGGAAAAGGGGCGCACAGATTGGCGTGAGGATCACGGGCAAGTACCCGGGGCCGTGCGCGGAGCGGAGCACGACCGAGATGGTTCAGGTGGGTGATCGGTTGCTGGGCAAGCCATTGTATGAGTGGCGGAGTACGGGGAACCTGAGCACGGTGAAGGGCGTGCACCCGAGCGGGTGCGAGTACAGCGTGCTGGTGGACAGGCCGCCGGTGGCGCTGGAGTTCAGCCAGATCCGGTGGCCCGAGGGCTGGCCGGCTCCGGGCAGTCGGGATGAGATCGCGCAGTTGATCCGGCAGCATGGCGTGCCCTGGACGTTCGGCCGGAGCGGCACGGGCAATCTGCAGGCTCCCTTCTTCGCGGCCTACATGGCGCACAAGGAACGGTTCCTCTTCGATGCGGTAACCGGGATGCACTACTGGTACAAGGATGACCGGGGGATCTGGATGAGCATGAGCCGCGAGGAGATGGCGCAGAAGGCCCTGGAGACCGCCAGGCGCGTTCTGTTGGATCAGGTGGCCTCGACGGAGGACCCGCGGCTGCCGGCGCTGCTGACGAGGCTCACAGCGAGCTTCGCGGATCAAGTTGTGGATCTCATCGGGAGGCTGCAGGTGGAGCGCAATCCGTTCTCCAGGCCGGACAGCGTGGTGCACTGCTCCAATGTCATGGTGGATCTACGGGCTGCACCCTACGAGATGCATGGCTTCGGGCCGGAGTGGATGTCGAGGAATCAGACGCCGGTGCGGTATGTCCAGGGGGCAAGCAGCGAGATGTGGCAGGCCTTCCTGGATCATGCGCTGCCCGAGGAGGATGACCAGATGCTGCTGCAGAGATGGGGCGGCCTGGCGCTGCTCCAGAGGAACAGGCCGCAGGTGATTCTGTTGCTGACGGGGACCGGCGGCGGCGGGAAGAGCACGGTGGCCGGGCTGGTGCGGAGGTTGGTGGGCGACGAGAACTGTAGCGAGCTGAGGACCGCGCACCTGGGCAGCAGGTTCGAGCTGGCCAACTTCCACGATAGGACACTCTTGATCGGTAGCGACGTGCCGCCGGACTTTCTGTCCTGCGAGGAGAGCCAGCAGCTCAAGGCTCTGACGGGCGGCGATAGGCTGAGCGTGGAGTTCAAGGGCAAGAGCGGGGCCAAGGCCGTGGTCGGCGACTGGAATGTCATCGTGACGGCCAATAGTAGGCTGAAGGTCAACGTGCAGGGAGATTTGGGAGCGTGGTCGAGACGGTTGCTGCTGCTGGACTTCAGCCAGCCCAAGCCGGAGAAGGTAATCCCCAACTATCACGACGTGATGATTGAGCGGGAAGGCAGCGGGATATTGAACTGGTTCCTGGAGGGCGCGGAGGATCTGTGCCGGGTCATGCAGGCCGGCAGGCCGTTCCCGGTGACCGAGAGGCAGCGCGGGATGATTGATAATCTGTTGAGCGAAAGCGACAGTGTTAGATACTTTATTGTTAACCATGTTCGGGGTAGCAGCATGTCGTCGGATTGTATCACAACCGAGGAACTGTATAGTGCTTACATGACGATGTGTAACAACAAGGAATGGGGGCCTGAACCGGAGAAGCGTTTCCAGAAACGTGCCGCTGAACTGATGCTGGAGATACACCAGGCCATCCCGTCGAACCACATTCACCGTAGCGACGGTCAGCAACAACAGTCCCGAGGCTACATGAAAGTAACCTTGACCGCATGAAAAGCACTGGATCTGTCAAGTGTTGTCAAGCGGTTGGGACGGGGGACGGCACTTCTCAACTCGGTGCTAGAAGTGTAAAAGGGGGTATAGGCTGCTCCAGGGTAGGAATGGAGTTGGGAAATGCCGTCCCTCCCGTCCCAAACACTAGACACCGCTTGACAGTGGTAGGCCTACGCAAAATTGGCTCGAAATTGGTCGGGCAATGCCCAGCCTGTGCCGAGGTAGGTGGGGACAAGCAGCGTAATCACCTCGTTGTCCAGGCAGACGGGAGGTTTGGTTGCGTTATCCACCCCGGTCCCAGTGGCAAGGCACATAGACAACGCATATTTCAGCTTATAGGAGATAAAAGCGGCAAGGGTAGGCAGCACTTGCCCGCAACACCATTAGACATATCACTGTTATGATAGTAACAAACACAACGAAACTATTGATGGAGGCACCGCACCTTGTGAAGTTAGGTGTGCAGCGTGGCTGGCTGTCGTACCCCAAGGACATGGCGTTCAAGGAGGACGGCACGCCAGCCCCGGTCATGCAGGATGAGCCGGAAGTCACCGAGCAGCGCCACACACCGGACATGGCACGCAAGGCCTACGACCTGCGTGACCGCGGCCTGTCGCTGAACGATGTTGCCACGGCCTGCCAGGTGCCCCGAGGCAGCGTGGTCTATCTCATCACCAAGGGCCACGAACTCTACCTCGCAAGCCAACGGAAGGACATTGAACCATGACCACAACAAAGGCAGAATCCCCGCAGATGGAAGATCCATTCATTTACGCACCGCAGCCGACCAGCAAGGTCCAAGCAGTAACCCAGGCAGGCACCAGGCCGTCCATCCATGTCTCGCTGTACGCCTACGGCGGCATCAGCGCAGCCTGCATGATGTCCTGGGTAGACCTGACGGCCACGTTCGCCCGTTCAGACAGGCAGACCGATCTGCGCACGATCCGGGAGGATGCCCTGATATCCCGCAGCCGTTGCCGTGCGACCAAGTGGTTCCTCGACAGCGGCAAGGACGTTTGGATTCAACTGGACCACGACATTGAGTTCACCGCGGCCGACGTCATCCGCATGGCCGAGCTGGCCCATGAACACCAGGCAACCGTCTGCATCCCCTACTCATGCCGCTCACTGCCCGCCAGGCCGGCCCTGCGTCCCAAGGCGGAGCACCTGCAGGCCCTCAAGCATCAGGTGAATGACGCTGAGTGCGCAGCGGAGCTGGTGCCCATCACCATGTTCGCATCGGGATGCCTCGCAATCCCCCGTAAATGCCTTCTGGCGACACTTGATGCGCTGGAAGGGTCAGGAGTGCAGAGCCCATACAGGATCGACTGGTGCGAGGATGTGCGCGTCGAACGCTTCCCGACCCTGTGGATGCCACTGGCCATGGAATCCATGCCAGGCAAACTCGAGTATCTCAGTGAGGATTACGCTGCCGCAGTCAGGATGACCCTGGCCGGAGTGAAGCACCTCTCGATGAAGCCCCGGAAGCAACTCAACCACTGGGGAGAGTTCCCCTTTAGCTTTGCGCCTTATGCCGGGTGAGAAACCAAAGAAGAGGCCGAGTCTCGAGGACGTCGCCAAGGCCGCTGGAGTCAATTACCTGTACACGCAGCGAGTGCTGTCAGGTAACACCGAGATCCCCCAGGCAACGCAGGAGAAGGTCTTCAACGCAGTCAAAGAGCTTGGGTACGTCAAAACACACCACCCCGGCCAACACTTCAACAACAAGCTGACCCAAGAGAAAGCAGACGCTGTCGTCGCTGGTATCCTGGAGAACAAGTCGATTGATAAGATTGCGGAAGAGACCGGACTTGGCCCCACCACTACGTTTAAGCTGATCCGAGGAGTTAAGGTCCCGGTAGACTATCCAGAAAACGAGGAGGACTGGCGGAAAGACGTGACCGGGTTTTTGGAGGTTGCAATCTGGAAGGGCACCAAGCGACTAGCTGAATCCTCTATTAACTTGATAGATGATAGGGGCTTACCCGTAGCGGTCGCTGTGCTAACCGACAAACTTTCTGTTATTAAGGGTCAGCCTACCTCAATTCACCTAGCCATGACAGCCAGTGTCAGCCACCGCGACCTCATGAAGGACCTGAAAGAGCGCAATGTAACCCCCGTGAACGACGAGCAGACGCCCGACCTGGTTTAGGTAGTGGCCCAAAATGTCCTACCCCTACCGCGGAAGCGTCATCGAAAACCACGACTTCAGGCCTGTTTCAGCGTTTTCTTGCACAATAGCAGTTATATTCACTTCGCAACGCAAACACGCAGCAAACCCCTGCAAACATTGATCGAAACGCACTTTTGCCCCACTCGGCAGACCCAGTGTCCTACCCCGTTACACAAGGCAGACACCAGGCCGCCCGGGCCCCCGGGGGAGGGGGTCGGGCAATCCGCGGCGACGGTAAAAGTCGACGGGTTCTCTAAAACGAAAAATATTGATAAATGAGCCAACCACTCTGCCTCACCTGCTCCAAGCCCTTCGAGATTATCAAGCAGCGCGAAGGCCCCAAGCAGAAACGCTTCTGCACCGAGGCCTGCAACACCGCTTGGTGGAACGAGCAACCGCAGCACCCCGTCATCCCCAAGGTCGACGCCTCGCACCCCCGCGCCCTCGAGCTCAAGCAGAAGCGCACCCAGCTCGTGCTGCTCGAGAAGGCCGACCCCTACACCTACGGCTACATCCCGGACCACTGGGAGATCGCCAACACCGAGTATTTGCTCACCCAGGAGCTCTTAATCTCCGGCGGCAACCGCGCCGGTAAAACCCTCTGGGCCGCCCGCCGCGTGGTTCAAACCCTCCTCGAGAAGGAGAACGCATCGGTTCTCTGCTGCCACACCTCCCACGCCACCTCGGTCACCGTGCAACAGCCCGCGATCTACAACTACCTGCCCGTCGCACTTCGGGCCACCAAGAAGGGCCGTATCCACTACCTGAACTACAGCCGCAAAAATGGCTTCACCGACGGCTCATTCATCCTACCCAACGGCTCCCGCTGCGACTTCCTGAACTACACGCAGAGCGAGAACACCATTGAGGGCCGCGAGGCCGACATGATCTGGTGCGACGAGCTCGTGCCCCAATCCTGGGTGGACACACTGCGCTACCGCCTGATCACCCGCCGCGGCAAGCTCCTCGTGACCCAGACTCCCCTCGAAGGCGTCGCCAGTGTCTACAAGGAGTTCACCGCCGGCTCCGCAATCACCCGCTTTGACGACGCCGAGCTCATCAAAGGCAAGCAGGCCCTGCCCACCTGGCCCATGGGTAAGTCCGCCCGCACCATGGTGCAGCCCCAGACCAACCGGCGCACCGTGTTCTTCTTCTCGGAAGACAACCCGTACAACCCCTTCGACGAGATGAAGTCCAAGCTGGTCACCTCGCCCATGGGCCAGATCCTGACCCGGGCCTACGGCTGGGCCTCGGACAACATCGGCAAGGCCTTCGCCCGTTTCCGCCCCGATATCCACTGCATCCCGGCCTCCAAGGTGCCACCCGGAGGCACCCTGTACATGGTCTGCGACCCTGCCGGAGCCCGCAATTGGTTCTGCCTGTGGCTCCTAGTGTACGAAGACGGCAAACGCATCGTTGTCCGCGAATTCCCGGACTTCAGCAACTACGGCGAGTGGGCGCTGCCCTCCGAAAAGCCCGACGGCAAGTTCGGTCCCGCCCAAACCCTAGACGCCGGCCGTTCCATCTCCGAGTACCGCAAACTCTTCCGCCAGATCGAGTCAGAACTCGGCTACGGCGAGCCCGTTATGCGCCTGATCGACCCCAAGGCCGGAGGTTCTCCCGCGCTCTCCGAGGCCGGCGGCACGACCCTTATCGACCTCCTGGCCGAATCCGACGACCCCACCGACGATGGCATGGCCTTCATTCCCGCACCCGGCGTGCCCGTCGACCAGCGCACCAGTGCCATCAACTCGCTCCTCTCCTACGACGCCACCCAGCCCCTCACCGCGCTCAACGAGCCCTCGCTCTACATCACCGACACCTGCACCAACCTTACCTACGCACTCTCCGAGCACACCGGCCGCGACGGGCAGAAGGGCTGCACTAAAGATCCCATCGACTGCCTGGGGATGCTTTTGGTCTCAAGTCTTGCGTTCGTAGGCCGCGGGGGCTTTGATTGTCGCGGCGGCGGCGGATACTAAAGCAACACGATATGCAAGGCGATTCATACAAGACGGCGACCGACGTGATGGCACGGGTCGGCGACGAGCCCAATGTACCGGCATTGACCGAGGAGCTGCGGCGCTCGGCCACCGACTACGGCGTCTTCGCCCGGGTCGAGAATGCCGAGAACGTGCGCTACTGCCGCTGGCCTGGGCAGACCGACGACGGCAAGAAGAACAACGATGCCAACCGCAACAAGCCGGCCTTCCCATGGGACGGTGCCTCCGACACGCGCATCCCGCTGGCCGACGAGGTGATCAACGGCCTCGTCGACCTCTGTTCCACCTCCTTCTGGCGCTCGATGCTCCGCGTGTCGCCCACCAACATCAGCCAGCTCGACCAGGCGGTCACCGCGCACAACCTGATGGACTGGACGGTCAACTCCCGGATGTACAACGACCTGACCCGTGAGGTCGAATTGCTCTCGCAGTACCTCTGGACCTACGGCTGGGCCGGCGTCCACGTCACCTGGCAGCAGGAGATGGGTCAGAAGGAGCAGTACCTGACCATGGACCAGATCATGGCCTTGGCAGCCCAGTCGCCCGAGGGCTCCATCCTGGCCGACCTGCCCAATCTCATCGCCAACCCCGAGGCCGACGACCAATCCGCGGAACTCCTGCTCGCTGCCTTCCCCAACCTGCGCAAGCGCCGGGCGCTCAAGGCCATCCGCGACCTGCGCACCGAGGGCGAGTGCGACTTCCCCATCCCCACCATGGTCAGCAATAAGCCCATGGTCGCTGCTCTGGCACCCTACGACGAGCTGGTCTTCCCGCCCGAGACCACCGACATCCAGTCCGCCCGGGTTGTCTTCCGCCGCTACTACATGACCGAGGCCCAACTCCTGAACAAGGTCGAGACCGAGGACTGGGACGCCGAGTGGGCGCAGGAAGCCATCAACACGATGGGCCGTTTCTCGGACTACTCCGCCTACACCTACGCAGCCGTCGGCCTTGCCGAGAACTCCATCCTCGACCGCGAAAACCTGATTGAAGTGGTCTACGCCTACCAAAAGTCAATCGACTCCGACGGTATCCCGGGCGTGTTCTACACCGTCTTCAGCCCCCAGGTCGGCGACAAGTGGGGCTACTTCGACCTACTGGACTACACGCACGGCCAGTATCCTTTTGTTATCTGGCGCTCCGAGCTCATCCACCGCCAGATCACCGAGAGCCGCGGCGTGCCCGAGGTCTGTTCCACTTGGCAGCACGAGGTCAAGGCCCAGCGCGACTCCATCTTCGACTACACGTCCCTCGCCACGCTCCCGCCCATCGAGGTCCCCAAAACCCGCGGCGGCAACCTGAAGATCGGCCCCGCCATCCAGATCCCTGTCCTTCGCCGCGGCGAGATCGGCTTCCTGGCACCGCCCGCCCGCGAGCCCGGTGTTGCCTTCCAACTAATTGCGGCCATCGAGGCCCAGACCGACCGCTACTTCGGCCGCCCGACCGAGAAGGTCCCGCCGGTCATCACCCAGATGCGCCAGCAGCGCCTGATCAACAACTGGCTGCACGGCTGGACCGAGGCCTTCCGCCAGGTCCTATCCCTCACGCTCCAGTACGTCGGCCCCGCCGAGATCCAGCGCATCACAGCCTCGGCCACCCCGCTGCCTCCCGACATTCAGGACTTCGACGTGATGCTCAAATTCGACATCCGCGAGCTGTCCACCGACCTCGTGACCGAGAAGCTCAAGGCCATCAGCACCCTCGTTCTGCCCCTCGACACCGCCGGCGTCATCGACCGCGCCAAGCTCATCAGTGTCGCCCTCCGGGCCATCGACCCCAACCTCGCGAGCGAGCTGGTCATGCAGCAGGGACCGGCCGCGCAGAAGATGTTCAACGAGACCAACGACGAGATCGCGCTCATGTCGCTCGGCAATCCTCCCCAGCTCCGGGAGAACGACCCCACCGCACCCATGCGCCTGCAATTCAGCCAACAGGTCCTGCAATCCAACCCGAAATATAAGGCCCAGCTCCAGCAGGACCCGCTCTTTCAGGCCAACCTGCAGAAGTACATTGAGAACCTGCAGTTCAGCGTCCAACAGCAGCAGAACGCCATCACCGGCCGCCTTGGAGTCCAATGAAACTGACCGACGAACAACTCTCGGAGGCCCTCTCCGTGTCCGAGGAGCACCCGGTGCTCAAGGCCATGGGCCAACTCATCGACGACACGCTGCGGGACGAGGTGCTCAACGCCCTCCTCCCATCACTTTCCGCGGAGGACCGTGCCTACAACTCAGGCCGGGCAGCCGCGATCAAGGATCTCATCGCACAAATCAGTGCGTTAAGAAATGGGAGGGGATTGACTTCCGGTCAGTTCTAGGCTCTCACTCAAACAACGGCTTCTTGGTTGGCCTTAAACAACCCTGGCGCAGCATACCCGGCTTGCAGGGTCTAAAAGCATGGACATCCCGACGAATACACAGGAAGCGAAACCTGCCCAA